GGTTCCTTGCGAGAGACACGGGACACCGAAAGACTCCAGCTCCTGGCACTGGAACGTCTTGGGCGAGAAGAACATCGGTAAAGAAGGCCTGGTCTGCGACAAGTGCGGTGAGTTGATCAGTGCCCGTCACCCCTTGGCGAAGTGGGCCTCGCTCAACCCAGTCAATGCGACCAACAAGGACAAGGTCACCTTCGAGGGCTATCGGATCCCGCAGATCATGGTCCCGTGGGTGGACTGGCAGGAGATGCTCGAGGCGCAAGAGCATTACCCCCGCGCCCAGTTCATGAACGAGAAGCTTGGGCTCTCTTACGACTCTGGCGTGCGCCCCATCACTCGAGCCCAGTTGCAGGCATGCAGCAAGCCGCACATCAAGCTCGGAGACATCGAGCACTTCAAGCGCATCGCTCAGGGACGACAGGTCTACGCCGGCGTGGATTGGGGCACCGGAGAGCAGACCTACACGGTGATTTGCTTTGGTGGCTATCTTGGCGCCGGCAACTTCTCCATTTTCTGGATCCACAGGTTCACCGGCCCAGACCTCGAGCCGGACAGACAACTTGATCTCATCTCTCAGATGATCTCCCAGTTGCAGGTCCAGATTGTAGGCGTGGACTACGGTGGTGGCTTCCATCCCAACAAAACCCTCATCCAGCGGTTCGGACCACAGAAGATCCTCAAGTACCAGTACAACCCTCGCCAGAAGAAGATGATCTACTGGGAGCCTAACCTTCAGCGGTACATGTGCCACCGCTCTGAGGTCATGAGCGCCCTCTTCACCGCGTTCAAGAAGAAGATGATTGACCTACCTGCGTGGGATGATTTCGCGGACCCCCATGGTAAGGACATCCTCAACATCTTCAGCGAGTACAACAACCGCATCAGGATGGAAGAGTTCAAGCACTCTCCGGGTAAGACCGACGACTCTTTCCACTCGATTCTCTACTGTTTGCTGGCGTCGATGATCCAGCACCCACGTCCTGACATCCTGCGCCCTACCAAGGAAAGTGGGATCCCAGAAAACTACGACGATTTTGGTTCAGGGTCTTTCTAGGGGTCTGTGTAGTTTTCGATCAGTTTGTGGGGTAAGGAATTGCCCGAGAACTTCTCGGGCAATTCCGGGCAGGGCCGAGCGAGCGGCTAGAAGATCTTCGCGATCCCCCACCGCACGCCCTTGTAGATCAGGTAGCCGGCGGTCACGCGGCCGCCGGCGCTGAAGATCGCCTCCACCTTGTTTCCGCCACCCGGCCCGCCGAGGTGGCGGATCGGGTGTCCTCCGAGGACGTCGAGGAACCCGAGTCGTTCCTCGTCGAGCACCTCCTTGACCTTCGCGCGGAAGTCCTCATCCTCGCTCGTCTGCTGCTTCTGCTTCGCTTCGGGCATCACTACTCCTTTTGTGGTTTGGCCAAACCAGGAAGAAATTACTTTCTTCCTCTTCAATAGCCTTATGCCACCAAGGAGGGCTGTTTTTCACTTTGAGGCCCCTAGAGGCAATTCATCGCCTTTCAGCAAAACCTTGGCTCGTTCTGGGAGGGTCTCGGGGTATTTCTTGGTCATTATGATCGCAGCATCCCGAAGGTTTTTCCGCGCCTTCTCTAAAAAGGCGTACAGGTTCTTCAGGTCAACGCTGCGGGAGAATCCCTTACGCTGGCGGATGGCTGTCAGCATCTTGATGCTGAGTGTGTAGAAGGGCTCCCAGGTATGATCATACTCAACGATCTCTTGGAGCCGTACTAGCTCGTATTCGGAGAGCTGACAGAATAGTTCCCCCCATACACTGATGACGTCGGGGTCGAATTGCTGCTCTCTTAACCCTAGAAGTTGTACGGCATCCTGGTAGTATTTGAGCAACTCTTCGTCCGGGGCATTCCGCAATGCGGACAGCTCCAGACCGTTGACTCGGATTAGGAAGCGCACTTGAGTTTCAAGGTTGGAGATACGTGCTTCGAGTTTTCTGATCTCGTAGTCTGTGCTCATTCCCTTCCCATCCCATCGGTTGCTATGATACCTATAGTATGGGTGCCGATGCGCCTGTTCAAGTACTCGCCTTTGTTGACAGTACGGCAGGCCCGAACCTATCATTGACCAACCCGCGAGGCGAACATGAGTGATCAGTCTGGTGCGATTCCTCTGGGCCTTTCTCAACAGAAGGCCGCTCGGAACATCGATCCCGAACAGCTCGAGGCCATGGGCAAGCGAGCCGCCTCCCGATTCTCCGAGATGCCGGGAGAGTCTCTCAGCGAGTCGGTGGTGGAGATAGTGAAGGAGGCTAGGCTGGCGCCGGAGCAGGTTAAGCGGGTTTGTGAGTTCGCCAACACCGCCGCCTATCTTCATGAGTTCGAGAAAGGCGGCTCCGTCAGGAACGTGACCTTCGATGGAGGCCCGGCCAACCCATCGATCGTTCTGAAGGATCTCAACGACGGAAGTTCCCCAGCCGTTCATCAAGTCAAGACGGCCAGCTACCAGCCTCCTACGTCCAACTACAAGCTGGCGGGTGCAGGTGACTCGATCCTCGCTGAGGCGTTCGGCGGCGGCATCACCAAGACCGCAGATCAACATGGGCACGCCAGGGCTGGTGAGGAGGCTGTCGATCTCCGTACCCGTCTCCAGGGCGTGAAGGACGATCTGAACAGCAAGTACGCCTCCTCGGGTGTGCTGCTCAATGATGTCCGGCATGACCTCTGCGATGCAGTCCGACAGGAAGTTCTGGGTGGGACCACGCTGGGCAGCGTAGTTGGTGCGTGGTCTGGGTACGCCCCCAGCGCCAACATGCTGAAGGAGGCCATGGAGATGGTGGGTAAGCATCTCCGGACAACCGGAGACATGGACTCAAAAAGCCTCACCAAGTCACTGGTGAAGACTGCGGCCGAGGGCAGCATCCCCAACCCAGAGCATCCCATCGTTGATCGCTTCATCGCGTTTACCAAAATCGCCTCGGAGCACCGCAAGCTGGAATCGGCGATTCAGATCGTCGACGAGCAGCTTGTAGAGGTGAACGAGGTGCTGCGAGGCATGGCATGAGCGTGCAGAAGCTGGCCTTGGCCCTGAAAGTGCTGCGGGAAACTGAACTCGAGAAGTGCGGCGCACGCGGTGGACTCGTCGCAGGGCTCAGTCAAGCAGCCAAGGGCGCCGTTGGCCTCGGTAAGACCGTGGGCAAGGCTACTTTGGAAGGCGCGAAGCGGAGCGGAGAAGTCCTCTCAAGAGCCGGCCATCCGATCTTGGGAACCGCCGCCACGTACACCCCACATGTGCTTGCCGCTGGCGCCGCAATGCAGGGCTACAAGGGGCTGAAACAGAAGTACGAGCTGCACAAGTACCGCCAAGCCCTCAAAGCCGCCCAGCGTCAACAGGGCTACTAGGAGCAACCGATGGCGAATCCAGTCGAAGAGTTCCTCCAAATGAAGAAAGAGGCCGGATTCCTGGACGCCCTGAAAGGGGCCTTCGGTGCATTCAAGAAAGGGGTTGCAGGCGGCCGCCCAAATATCCCGCTGTCCCAGAGCCTGCCCGAGGTTGCCGGAGGTATCATACCCATGGCCCTCATTGGAGGAGCCGTGGCTGCTGGCGCCACGGGAGCGTCCAAAGGCATCGGGATGCTTCGGGAGCGGTTCTCGAAGGCCAAGGACTACAAAAACATGCTTGCCGTACATCCAGCCCTCGGACAATACGAGGCGGGTGAGGTGCAGGCGCTCTACAACTCTCTCCGCTCAATGTCCCCAACCATGGCGAAAGATCCCTTGATCTCTGGGTCTTTCATACGGGAGTCGCTGGCCAAGCGACCAGAAGAGGGGCCGGCGGTTTCTCCGCTCACGGCAAAGATGCTGGCGGAGACAGAACGCAATGTCGCGCAGTCCGGCCCCCACAACCGTGTTCTCGACGCTTTTAGGGTCGGCTCGATGGTCCCTACGCATCCTGATGTGATGCAACAGCAACGGATGGCCCAACTCGATCAACAATACCAAAATAATCTCAAGATACGTGGCTACGAAGACTACGAGCGCGGAGATCAATGATCACCAAGGTCTGCCAGTTTGGTGCCGCCGCCCCGGGCGGTGAGCGCCTGGTAGAGGTTTTCCACCCCGGTGATATGGAGCGGGCTGCCTGCTTCTTCGGGATGGGTAAGACCGCTGCCCCCATGCTGGCGCCCATCGAGGAATACCTCTCTCAGCTCAAACCTCACCCAGATAAGATCCATGTTCTGGTGAACGCCTTGGGTGCCGGAGAGTTCTACGGTAGCAATATCAATGGCGATTACTTCCCGGAGGTCTCTCTCCTCCACCGCGGCCAAGACTTCGGGTACGAGACGTTCTACAACGCTCACCCGTACCTCCATCACCAGAACAAGAACCCGGAGAAGTCTTTCGGCTCGGTAGAGGTGTCGTGCTGGCACGACGACATGAAGCGTGTCGAGCTGGTGGTCTGCATCAGCCGTGATCTCGCGCGCAGGTTCGGTGCTGAAGGTGTCGTAGACAAGCTCGATCAGGGGCTCTTCCCTGACGTGTCGATGGGCACAAAGGTTCCGTACGACACCTGCTCCATCTGCTTGGATTGGGACAAGTACCGGGAGGCGCAGAGCACCTTCGACCCGGCGCGGTTCAAAACTGTCGGTCAGGCTGTGCTCGCGTTCCACCGCAAGAATCCGATCAGGGGCTTGTCGGTCACGCGGAACGACTACTGCGAGCACTTGAAGCGGCAG